TCCAGTTTGTTAAATTACTTAATACACCTTGCACAAGTAAGTTTCCTGTTACTTCTATATCACTTGTAACGTTTACTTGGCCCGCTGGATTAATAATAATATCACTTCCACTACTAAGAGTTGGAGTGCCTGTGCTTGTACTAATAAACTCTTCTGCTGTTACACTTGTTGTTACTACTGCACTTGCGGCACTTAGTCCACTTTCTAAGTTTAGTGCATCACCAAATATGTTATCCCAGCGTTTTGTAATTGTGCCAAGACTGTATGTTTTGTCTACGTTTGGAATAATGTCACTACTAACGTCTGCATTAAAGGTAATATTATCAGTATTAGTATCTCCCGTAATAGTATTACCGCCAACTATAATGTTACCTGTTAGATTTACATTGCCTTCAACATCTAATCCTTGTTCAAAGTTAGTAGTCATTCTGTCTCTCCTGTTATCAATATTTATCGAATTAGTCAAAGAAAAAGGAACCCAGGTTGCCCTGGGTTCCGGTCTCCACTGTCATTCTGTGGTTAAACGGTCTTAGCTGAAGCTTAGAGCGTTTGTTGTTACTGCAATTTTGTTTAGATAATCAGCAGCGTTACCAAGAGATGAAGCTGTGTTGCTTAGTTCTACATAACCATAACGTGTCATGAAGCTAACAACTGGCTCAAATGTGTCAGGATCAAGTACTGTTCCTGAGCTCATTAGCGGTACGTATGGGCAATAGAATGCCGGTGCATCGCTTTCGCTTGAACCTTTGTAACCTACTAGGATATCATCATTAGCAGCATACTGGTTTACATAAACCTTCATGCTGTTGTTTAATGTACCAACTAGTTTGGTGTTTGTTGGTGCTTCAAATGGACCTTCAGTTGTTCTTGCGAACGCTGAAGTTGTTGCACTTTGTAGTACTGTTAGTACTGTTGGGCTAACAACGGCGTAGTTACCTGCACCACGGCGTGTTCTTGCCGCAATGTCGTTAGCTGCTTTGTTGATTAGAACTGCAAGAGCTGCATGCTCGTCACCAACAAATGTTGCTTGACCAGATACTGCGTTTTGTGCATAAGTTGCACTTGCTGTACCTGCTAGTGTAGTTAGGCTACCAATGATCTCTTGATCGATTTCAGCAGTAATCTCTTGAGCCAATGCGGCCATGATTTCTGCTTCTACGTCTAGACCATGCATAGACTGAGCGTCTTGAGCAGCTTCAAAAGTCCAACGAGCTGATAGCTTGCGTGATTTTGCTTCTACTGTTTGCTTTAGGATTTGGATGCTTAACTTACGTCCAGCTTCACCTTCTAGTGCTGCTGTTGCATCTGCTTTTCCTGATGTTGCATTACCTGCATAACCGTTTGCAATAGCGAATGGTGATAATGCTTCATCACCTGCTGTTACACCAGCTGCAGTTTCTGCGTAACGCACACGTAGTGTGTGAATTTGTCCTACTGGACCAGTCATTGGCTGAACACCAACAAGCTCGTTTGCGATGACTGTAGGCATCACACGGCGGATAACTGGAAGGATAACTTTATTTAAAGTAGCAACGTTTCCAGCCATAGTAGCACCAGCAGTTGCACTTTCAGTAAGTGCTCTTTTGGTGTTTTCCATGACAGTATCCATTACTGCTTTTTTGTTACCTGCCAAACCGTCAGTTAGAGCTTCTTTTGTTGCGTCCCAATTTTCAAATAGGTTTGCCATTATAAGTCTCCTTAATTAATTCCGGCTAATTTTTTCAAATTAATAATTTCGGCAGTTCCAGTCTCTGACTGGCTTGTAGCTTTTTTATCACCAGTTACCACTTTTGTGCTTTCGGTGAGCTTTGCCTTTTCTTTTGAAACCGTTGCATCTTCTGATAGTACGTTTGGAAGATACTTGTTGAATGCGTCACGTAGTTTATCGGTTTTTACGCTTTCTAGTAATGCACCCATGATTTCCTTTTGGTCCTTACTTAAAGGAGCCATCATTTCATTTAAAGTTGCTTTGCGATCAGTCATGTCTTTTGCAATCTTTGCTTCACGCTTGGCTTCCATAATAGCTACTTCTTTATCAGTAATGGACTGATTAGCTTCGTCAAGTTGAGCTTTTTGCTCCTCAATTTGACGTGAGAGTTTAGCAACTTGTGTGCCTTCTGCCAATGTACTTGTCATAAACTCTGCACTAAATGTTTCGAAGATTTTGCGGCCAAATTCATTTTCTTTGGCTTTCTGAATATCCTCTTTAAGTGTTGTTAATTCACCTGTTAGAGCATTTTCAATAATCTTCTCAACTTTTTCCGCAGCGTTTTTAACAAAAGTATCTTTAGCTTCAGCAATTACTTTCTTGCCTTCTGTTACCATTTTGACTTTTTGTTCAACTAGTGAACGCTTGTCTTCATGGAATTCGTTTAGCTCTTTGGTTAGCTGTTCTAATACAAAATTTTCTAGCTTTCCAAAATTCGCCTTCTGTGCTTCACGATCCTCTCTGAGTTCTGTGATTTCAGTTTTTAGTGTCTGCATAATAAATTCGTCAAGCAACTTTGCATGTTCCTTTACTGCTTTTTTATAAGCAACTCGGTCTTCTGCAAGTTTAGCTTTATCTTCAGCGAACTCAGTCAGTTCAGACTTAATTGTGTCGTTTAACATTGCTTCCATTGCTTCTACGATTTGCGTTTTGTCATTTTCATAACGTCCTGCAAACTCTTCACGTAGTTCAGCTGTAATGTCTTCACGTGCTTCTGCTAATTTAGCATTCCACGCTTCTGTAACACTTTCTTTCACTTCTTCAGACAGTACCTCAGAGCCGAGAATTTTTTCAATATCCATTTAATCTCTCCCTAGGTCTTTAATGAAGTTGAGCACCTCATTTTGGAGGTGTTTCTGCGCTTTGGTGTCATGTCTTACCGCTCCAGCTACGTCCCAAATTGTACTTCCACGTCTGTGGTTCATAATCTGTTCATAAATAGGATCTGGATAAGCATCGGGTGCGCTTGGATTTGCTACAATATCTACTGTAATTATCTCAAAATCCGATACATTTCCACTTCCGTCGACGTTGCCACTGCCTCTTGAGCTGACACCTAGTCTTACGCCACTTTCTAGTAACGTTTTACAAATATTACCCATTGGTGTGGGTAACATCTTTAGTTTTCCGATTCCGTCATTACCTTTCATACTCATGTTAGTAATCATATGACTAACACGATCCAAGTTAATGTTTAAATCGTCGGGGTGATCTGCTTCACCTAATACTGTGTTTCCGTTTTTAATTTTTTCTTGCAGTGAATTTACTGCATTGGAAATTTCACTTACTGGATACACTCGTTGATTTTGGTTTTTCACACCACCCTGAATAAAAATACCTTCCATGTAAAGACTCTTGCTACCATCTTTCTCCTCAACGGATTCAGTAGTAACATGAGCATTACCTGGTTGGATAACTTCTCTCAGTGGTGTAAACATAGTGCCTTACCCCTTTACCGCACGAGGTTCGCCGGCTTCTTGTGGACCGTCTACACCCATTGGTTTTGCAGCTGGAGCACTACCACCTGACTCTTCTGAACCAGCAATATCAACAGCTTTTCCGCCCATGTCTTCACCTGGACCTACTGGTGATTTTGCAGCACCGTCTGAACCGTCAGCATGACTTACGCTAACTGCTTTCATTTCAGCACCTTCTTCTAGTTCTTCTGTTGTTTCTTCAGCAACTGGCTCTTCTACTGCTTCCATTTCTGGCATTTCGACTTCCATCTCTTCGCCTTCTTCTTCATCAGCTTCGTCGCCCATGTCGTCGCCTGTTAGTTCAGCAAAAGCAGCTTTTAGTTCTGCTAAAGCATCGTCAACATTCATCATGGCTTCTTTAGCATCTGCTTCTGCTTCTGCTTCGTCGCCCATATCGTCGTCAGCAAGTTCTGATGCAAGATCATCTTCAGCTTCGTCTTCGTCGGCTTCGCCAAACGCTTCTTCTGCTTCAATTTCTTCTTCTGCATCAGCGATATCTTCGATGAAGTCATCTTCTTCGTCGCTTACGTCGATTGTTTCTTCAAGGTCTTCTTCTTCGACCTTTTCCTCGTCTTCTTCGATCACGTCTTCAACAGCGGCATCTTCGTCGATTAAGTCAGCGTAAATATTACGTGACTTTTCCACAAAAATGTCGTGTAGTAGATCGGAAGCCTTTTCGGTTTCCTCGTTGATCACCAATTCGAGGACTTGTTCTAGTTTTTGTTTACTATCCATTTGCTTTACTCCTCAATGATGACACAGCAATATGTTACAAAGTCAATGATATTTAGTAACCAAAGCATTTTACTATGAAAAAAGCATAGAAAAATGCAAAAAGTGGTGTTTTTATGATCTGACCACCGTGCTAAGTATTCTTATTCAGCTGGTTTACCGTAGATTTTACTGAGATTTTGCATACGTTCAGAGTCTTCTAGCTTATCTAATTCACGCTTTTTACGTAGTTTATTAAGATGTTTAAGCGTAATTTTTGCTCTGCGTGTGTCATCTATTTTAAGCGTATTGATGCTATCATCTTCCGCTTCATAATATTCTCTCAATTCCTGAAATCTCATGTTTCATCTCCTGTGTCTGTATCAGCATCATCTCCGCTGATTGGAGATTCTCCAGTATCTTCTGCATCCGCATCAGCTTCTGGATCGTCATCAGTGTTTAAATCAAAGTCACCACCGCTGTCTAAATCCGGTCTAACTCCTACACTGCTTAGTCCTGCTCCGTCTCCACCTGCACTACTTCCTTGTGCATCTGGATTTTCCTCTAACCAGGAAGTTTCGTTATCTAAAATTTCGTCATCTGATAATCCTAAGTATTTCTTAAGTATAAATCTACGTGATAGATATTCACTTCCGTCTACTTGGTTAAACACACCAGCACGTGCATTATCTATTTCAATCTCTCTGTACTGGCTAAAGCTCTGTGGCTCTATAAATCTTAGATCAAACAAACTGCTTTCAATCTGAAAGCCTCTATTTCTTAAAAACAATTTAAATTCTTTATCAAACGTAGGCTGAATCATATTCTGCAAACGCTGACAATATTTTGTAAATCTAAATTCTTGGATAAATGCTGTGCCTACTCTGCCATCCTGATATGTACTAGTTCCATCTTCTGGACCTGTAGGCAAATAACTACTAGGTACACGTAATGCTCTAAGCATTTTGTTTGTAAAGAAACGTAAATCGTCAATTTCACCTAAGTTTTGTCCGCCAGGTAAAACATCTACTTTACTTCCTCTGCCCTCAGCAGTTTGTGCAAAAAAGTAATCTTCCATAATACTTAAAGGATTATACTGTGCATCCATAACATTTTGTCCACCGCCTGTTTTATTAGGAATACGGCGTTGGTGTATTTCATTTTTTACTCGTTCCACAAAACCCATTGCTTTGTGTGGAGGCATGTTACCAACATCTACATAAAATACACGGCGTTCAGGCGCACGTTGTACACGGTAGATAATAATAGCATCTTCCAATAATTCTTTTTGTTTATATGTTTTAAAAATAGGATCTAATATACTTGTACCAAAAGGCCAGTTTGTGTCCATGCCTTCAGTCATAGCAACATGCATCATATGCTCGTTGTTTACAGCATATTCTTGCTCTTCCATGCCACTGCCACCACTGTTGCTTGTAGCACCATAACTACGACCTTCCATACTAGCAAATGCGCCGGCGGCACTACCACCACTATATGTGTTATTATGTTCTAGTGGTGCTGTTGCAGTTTTATTTTGTAAATTAAGATCTAGGTTTTTCATAATGTACTGCTCAGGCTTTTTGCCTTCGCTTTCATTTACCACAACTTTTAAAACATCTTGTGGATTTACGTACATTAGTTCCCATGTTTCAGGATCACGAATAAAAGGCTGATCGCCATACTTAATAACATTACGGAATGTTTTAAACATGCGTCTATCCCAGTCATTTAAATTACACCACTGTCGTAGTGCTTGTTCTAGGATTTTGCTTTCGCTTTCGCTTGGTTCTGTTTTGTATACTACATTAAATGGTATACCAGTTTCATCATCAAACTGTGTGCTAAATTCAGCAATAGTATCTAATGCCGCATTTATTTCGCTATCCATGTCCATTTGGTCGTATTGCATATAGCGTTCAACACGATTAGGCATTCCGCTATATACTTCAGGTAACCAACTCTGAAAGCGACTTGTACTACCAGTACTACCCGAACTACGCCCTTTGGACTTTACTTCTTTGCCCTGGTATACTGTAAAATGTTTTTTCCAACTCATTAGATATCTCTTTAATGTTTAATATTATTATATTTATCAGGATATGTCAATCATTATTAATTATTTTCGATTGTTTCTGTTTGCTTCCTAAGCAACCTGTTTGTTTCTTTTAGTTCGTTAACCATATCTTCGTTAGGATTTCCTGTAGCAGTGTTTTCTGCACCACTACTTGAAGAAGAATCCGTTGTAGTATCTGTTTGTACTTGAGTGCTTACAGGATTATTCACTCTGTTCATTTCATTTCGCATTTGTATTGCGGCTTGTTTATTTTTAATTTCTCTGTCTGTTAAGAATTCATTTCCTACTTCTACACCATCTATTCTAGTAGGAGTAGAACCAACAAACTGTCCCTTATAACTGTATTCGTTTTCTCCTATAAGACCCATATCTCTAGCAACTTCTCGTCCTCTTGCGGCACGATATCTTGAATCTTCTTCTATTTTACGCAGTTGGCCTTCTGTATTAAAGATTGTTTTTTTGCTTGCTTGGTATCTTTTGTTTACATCTTCGTCTTCGTAACCATAAATTGTAGCTTTTTCTGTAGCCTCTTCTTCATTATAAATGCCAGATCTTATTAAGGCCTTCTTTTTATTTTCATCAATACCTAATGCTTTGGCTTCTCCATATTCCGCTTCAATAGCCGCTTTCTCGTCCATAGCTGTTTTTTGCTGTTTAGCAATATTTTTATGCATTGCTAATATTTTATCACTTTTAAGTACAGGTTTACCTTTTGCTGTTGGTTCGGGTTTAGCTACATCCTTAGTTGCTAATTTTAGTTCTTCAAGTTTTTTAGCTTCCTCTTTAGTAAGTGCGTTTCCTGCGGCTTGTAGTTCATTTAATCTTTTTATTTCTGCAAGCATTAGTGACTGAATATTGGCTTGATCTTCTGCAATACCTTTGCTTTCTCTACCCCAATATACATTTTCACCTTCTTCACTTCTCTTAATTCTATCTTGTGCTTCAGCTATTTTTTGGTCTACAGCATCTCCGCTTGCTCTACGTTTAGCTTCTTCTGGATCTAAACCTTCTTTTTCGTATACTTTAGCAATATCCCTAGCAAGTAATCCAGCATCTATAACAACACTTGCAGCTGTTCCTGCAATTGGAAGTGTGCCTGCTATACCACTTCCAACTTCTCCAGCGGCTCCTACAAAATCGCCTTCAAGTAATCTATCTATACCAAATGCAAGTCCTGCAATAATACTAACACCAGGAAGTTTTTTAAGAACACTTTTCCCTGCACTTTTTGCTGTTGTTTCTGCAACTTGTTTAGCAACTGATTTTCCAACTTTTTCTGCTGTTTCTTTAGCTGTAACTACGGCAGTGCTTTTAGCAACGTTCTTTGTAGCATCTTTAGCAACATTGGCAACATTTTTTGCACCGTCTTTAGCAACATTTGCTGCATTCTTGGCTCCGTCTTTTACAGTTTGACCAACATTTTTTGCTGTTTCTTTTGCGGCATTTACTGCACCAGGTGCTTTTTTCACAGCGCCTGGAGCACCTTGTACTACGGATTTTACACCTCTAAAGGCTTTTCCTAGTCCAATTCTTCCTGCTTTTAATAATCCCAATCCTGCTATAGCTGGACCAAGTAAAGCTAGTGCGCCCACTGCCGCTAGTATTGCTTTAAGTGTAAAGTTAGCATCTCCTAGGCTTGTTAAAATACCGCCTAGTAATCCGTCACGCATTACATTATCGCCTAGTTTTTGTATAGCACCCTGTAATGCTTTTCCATCATCGCGGTCTGCACCTGTTAAGTCCATAAATGCATCCATGCCTGCCGCTTTAATTTTATTGGACATGGTTTCTATATCTGCGCCTAGATTAACAAAATCATCGCCTTCTATAGTTTCACGCTGTTTCTTTAATAGTGCTCTTATTTCCTCTAGACTACCTGTTAAACCTTGACCAGCTGCTAAGAAATTCATAGCCGCAACATCACGTTCATCTTCATTACCACGCATAGCACGTAAACGAGCCTCAAGTCCTTTTAAAACATCTGGTGGCACACTGTCTCTTATAAGTGTCATTCTATGAGCAATTTGTGCATTAAATTCATCCATTGCATCTGCATCATTGGGATCAATTTTATCAAATGTATCTTTAATATAACGATCTAAATTTTGGAACTGTGCAGTTGCTTCAGGTCCTAATCGCCCTAGTGCATCAGCAATTTGTCCGCCCATGTTACCAGTTAAAGCAGTAAAACTTTCTCCACCAGCTGCACTATCCATTAATGCGTTGCCTAAATCTTTACCTAATGGTCCAAGGCCAGCAAAGATACTTGTAACACCTGCTAGTTGCGGTGTACTTGCAATAAATCTACGTAACGCTGGATCTTCTGCAAGATCTGTACGTGCTCTTAGCATTTCTCTTCTGTCTGAACCTGTAAGACTAGCAAGTGCAGTTGTTTCACTAATTAAGTTCCTAAAACTGTTTTCTACACCTTGGGTAATTTGTCTTTCTGATTGTCCTGCTTGTTTACGAAGCTCTATTTCTTCTGCAAGTTGATCGTTAAATTGTGTGTTTGTTAAACCAAATTGTGTTCCTGCTGTACGTAATTTATCGCTCATTCTTGCAAATGCTAGTAATCCTTCTGAAGTATTATCTCCCAAAGCACGGAATGCAATACTGCTAGTTTGTGCAATTTTAGTTAAACCATCTAAACCTGTACCACTTAGTGCCGCAGCATTTCTTAACTCTACAAGTCCCATACCAAAACCACTACCTACATTAGTAAGTGAACTTAGGCTATTAGCAAAAGTTAGTGTGCTTTTTGCCGCAAATCCTGCTATTGCACCTAAGCCTACAATACCACCAGCCGCTTTAGCAAAGCCTTCAAAATCTCCGCCAGCAATACCTTTAATCCCATCTCTAAAGTTACTGCCTAAACTATTAAAATGTTTTCCTAAATCTCTAGACAAGTCTCTATATGCTTGTCTAAATTTAAGTGCTTCTTTTAAGTCTTGCTTACCACGTTTTTCGCTTTGTTTAACTTGTTTGTCGCCGCCTTTGTTTACTGCGTCTTTAACATCATCTACTGCTGCATTTAATTCTTTAATTACTTTGGTATTTTCTCTAGATATTTTACTAGGCATATTTTCCTGTGCCTTAAGCATAGCATCTAATGTTTTAAAACTTTGCTTGTTTACAGTAAATAAATTCTTTAATAAAGCAAGATTGTCTTTATCTAAATCAATAACTCTGTTTAGTTGTTCTTCACTAGCCCATTTGGGTACACGAATACTTTGTCCACCAAATTCTATGTCATGCATGTCAGCCATATGCTAAAATACCCATTATATACGTAGATAAATACTTTTATCGTAGTAAGGTTATAGAAAACCGTTACTACTATTTATGAGGTAGAAAATGAGCGAAAATCCACTAAAACATTTATATAGAAGTAAAACAGTATATGTACAACTTCCAAGTAAAGGAAAATTTTATAAAAAACCGCCACATTTTTCAGTAGACGGCGAAATAGGTGTTATGCCTATGACTACAAATGACGAACTAAAGTTAAAAAGTCCAGACGCCTTGTTTAATGGTGAGGCTATGTTTGATATGTTAGCAAGTTGTGTACCTGATATTGAAAATCCACGTGAAATACCTGCATGTGATTTAGATGTTCTTGTTTTTGCAATACGTATTGCTACAAATGGAGATCAAATGGAAATTAGCAGTGAGTGTCCTCACTGTGAAAAAACACATGAATATGATGTAAACCTAACACATTTTATGGCAAGTGCTAAAGAAATGGATTTAGAACCTTCTGTAAAAATTGACGATAACACAACAGTACATGTTAGACCCTACAGTCTAGAAAGCAGAATGAAAACGCAAATTCAGCAATTCCATGCTTACCGAATGGAAAGTATGTTAAATGGCGGAGAAATATCAACAGAACGCAAAGTAGAATTGTTTAATGATGCACTAGCGGCGGCAAGTACCATAAGTGTGGAACTTGTAGCAGAAAATATATCTAAAGTCGAACTTAAAGAGGGAGATGATGTTACTAAAGTAGAAAATTACGATCACATTTACCAGTGGGTAACAAATATGGATAGTAGCACATACAAAAAGATTATCGGACATATACGCAAACTAAGTGATGCGAATATTGAAAAAGAGATAAAATTAACTTGTTCAGGATGCGGTAAAGAGTACAGAAGCGATATAGATTTGGATCCCACAAATTTTTTCACATGAGGGCAATTAGAATGACTCCTCAAGAATTGCAGGAGTACACTAAATCACTAGTTGCCCAGCAAAAGAATTACCAAAATATTATCCTAGAAACAGTTGCTTATAGTAACGGAAGTTTATCATATAGCGAAGCATTACAAATGTCAAGTAGTGCATTTAGCGAATACGAAAAGTTACTCGTTAAAAAGATTAAACAAGATAAAGGAATAACAGAAGCAAACATGTTATAATCTTGTTTACGTTGTCTACGACAACGGATTTTTTCACTAACGTTCAAAAATCATTTTTATTAAGTTGAAGTAATTATCTTTGACTTTACCATGATGTCAGTCACACTTAGCCTGAATAAGGCCAAGTGTATCTGAAAAACTTTACCAGTCAATACTGCCACACTACATATCGAAAAACCTTTTAAACGTAAGGTAAGGGCGGTTGTGCGGTACCCTTTTACATTCTGCTTACAACGCAGGAACACAGACGGCCATATGTAGCGACCTATCTGCTACCCGTGAGTTCCAATGGTTCAGGAGAGCTCACTCATTTTGGTTTGTCAAACCAACGCATAGACTGCAACACACCACACCATCGACATCAGCTCACGCTGGCAGAATCTTGGTGAGTCAGGTTTACCCGACCAATCAAAGTTGCTATGTTATTTGGAGTTTATATTAGCCTGAGTTTTGCGTTGCTCTAATAGACGTTGTCTTAATATATTACTGCCTCCAACTCTTACGTTGATAATGCCATTGTAATATTCGTCTGTTTCCAGCACACTGCGATCAAATTGTTCTTTTGCTTCTAAGTAACTAAGTTCGCCTTTGCTTTCACAATAATAAAGTATTTGCCTTGTAAAATTGTTTTCGCCTAATTCTTCTACATCTCTGTTTAGTTTATCACTTGAGCCCCAATAAGTACGCCAATCACTTTCTTTGGTACTTCGTCTTTTGTTCTTTTTGCCTTTTAGCGGTTTTTTTGTAACTTTAAACCTTGCTAATTTTTTGCCTATATATTTTCTATCATTCGTCAGATTGGTAATTATGTAGACAAATCCTACACAAGTTTCCGGAAGTTCTTCAACTTTTATTCCGTTATAAGTCCAATCACTTTTTGCCACGTTTGCTCATTTTCTCCAATGTATGTATACCAATATTGCTGATATTATCTATTTTTCTATGGCCTGTGTATCTTTGCCTAATAGTTTTGTCGCTTGGTCTTTCATATATTGAAGTTAAATCGCTTGAATCAATTATTCCACTATCCACAATCCATTTGTAACTATCATTTTTAACAGAGACGTCATAGCCGTCCCAATTAGTTACTTTAGATTCGGGTACTTTTAATGTAACACCCGTATCAGGATCTGTCAATGTAATTGTTACACGTTCATTTTTATTCTTCGACATAATCTGTATCTGCGTTAAACGTAGTAAAACCATTTTCTTTTAAAACTTGTAGTGTGTGACTTACACGCCCTACTAGTTCATCTCTGTGTGAAATTAAGAAAATGTTTTTATCTCTTTCACGTACCATTTTCTTTAGTACGCTCAACGATGATTCTACACCGTTGCTATCCATGCCTGAGTCTACTAATTCATCTATTGCCAAAAAGTTTATAGGAGTGTTCATGCTTTCGAACACATCTCTAAAGGACCAAGATAAGCCAAGGATAAGCCTGTTACGTTCGCCGCGAGATAAGTTGTCAAAGTCTAGTTCTCTACCCAACTCTGTGATTTCAACAGTCAAGTCAGGTTGGAATTGTACTTCATGTGGTAAGCCTAGTTTAGTTAAGTAATAGCCTAATCGTGTATTTAAGTAAGATAAGTTTTGTTCTATAATTCGCTTTCTAATAAAGCTGTCTTTATTAGTTAGCAGTTTCATAAGAAAATCCTGGTGTTCACGTAGAAGATTTAACTGATTCATATTTTCCCAGCTAATTTCCTGAATACCTTCGTTTTGTAATGCCTCTATTTGATCTGTGTAAGGGTCCTGTTCAGCCTGTTTATTTTCCAATTGTGTTTGTAATTGCACCACTTTGTTTCTGTGATCGTGCGCATCGCTCACATTTTCGTAAAAAGTTACTGGTGCTGTGCCTACTGCGCCTAGCGCATCAAGTGCAGTTGTGTGTTCTTGTAATTGTGTATCATTAGCAAGTACATGCATTGCCGCATCTGTTTTTAGGTCTTCTTTATTTTTGAGAATTTCTTTTTGCTTATCATCATGTATGTGTTGTCCGCAAGCATGACACTTGTTTTCCACTAACAATGCGATTTCTTTTCCTAGCTTCTCAACTAGCTTTTCTTGTTTTGCATTATCCTTACGGATACTGCTTATGTAGTCTTCTAACTGTGTTCTGCGTTGTAAGTTTACATGGAATACTGCTAAGTCTCCATGTGCAGATAATTCAGCTTCAATATCTAAATGTTCTAGTTCAACAATTGCTTCTTTAAACGCTACAATATCTGAAGATTTTTTATCTTCCCAAACTTTACGTCTGCGTTCCAAGTCTTTAATACTTTTTGCAATTGTTGCATTTGCTTCCTCTACACCCTTGATGCGATATTCTTCTTCTTTTATTGCATCTTTTGTGTCTTTCATTTGATCTTTAAGTACGTTTGCTTTTTCACTAAGCATTGTGATACCCAGCAATTGCTCAATAATATCACGCTGATCATTTGCTCGCATACTTAAAAACGGTTCTGTATAAGTGTTAAGTGCCATAATGTGCTTAAACATTACATGGCTCATACCCAACAGTTTTTCTATTTCCTGTTGTGTAAGGCGTCCTTCGCCTTGTCCTTCATCAGTTCCGTCTTCCAACA